ATTCTAATCTTACCGTCCGTTATCCCTATCCATTTTACTACGGACACGGAATTAAGCAAGTCGCCTCGTTGGTCGTAAAACAACACGAGTTCTCTGCTAATAGATTGTATTTTATTTATTTCGACCAACATTTCTCTAATTCATTATCGGGTGCAAAGGAACAAAAGTCTAAGAGTGAAGTGAATAGATTTGTGTAAGAAGATTTCTTAAACTTATCCTCATCCCATCCCGCCCTTTTCAGTTTATTAAATACAGCAGGCGCATCGGGGTTTTTCTCCTTGCGCCTTTTCAATACTTCTTCCACTACGGGAACAACAAGTTTCATTTTTGAAGTAGACCTAAAAAACTCACTTGCTACTTTGTATGTAGAGAGTATCTTTTTTCTTGCCATTAACGCCTTTTTATATGCGATTATGGGCGAAATATCTACCCCGTCATTCTCTAAGTCTTTGAGTAACATATCAACACTTTTATAATCCTTCACGGTGTTAAAAGACCATTCCTTTAATTGCTTATTAGACGGCTTTGGCGTGATTGGTGGTGCGAATGATAGGTCTATTCCGTATTCATCGGCAAGTAGAACCATAGCCTTTATTTCGGCTATATGTAGTGCTTCGGAGGTACTAGCGCCTATGGGTTGATTGCCATAGTATATACCTTCTTTTCCTTCTACCTTTAGACCTACTTCTACCGCATTTGGGAAAGTTCTTGAGACTACAAAGCACTTGATACCTGCCGCCAAAAAAGTTTTGCGTATCTCTCGGATACACTTTTCTTCTTGGGAAAGCGGACAAGATATACTCAATTCCATGGTGCAAAAGTAATGTTTTTTTTTGGAAAGAAATAGATTTATTTTATATATTTGCCCCATTGAGACCAGCTAAATATCACTTGTTAATAAGCGTAGACCTACCACCTGAAAAAACGGGTGGTGGTTTGTTCATTCCCGAAAGTCTGCGTCAACAGCCCAATAGCGGAACTGTGCTACGGGCTTCAAAGGGATGTATTTGTAACGTAGGCGACCACGTACACTTCCTTAATGGAGCGTTGGAAATGGTAAACGCAACTACAGCCGTTGTCAAAGAAAGTTTATGCTTCTTTATGTTTGACGGCCCGACCGCCAAGATAAGCAAGTTGAAACTGCATGACGGGTGGGTTTGCGTTAAAGTACCGTTTATAGAGCGAGAGGGCAAGATTGGAAGCATACACACTCCGATAGTTAAGTCCACAGAGGCTTCTACTATGGTAAGTTGTCATTACGGAGTTATCCAAACATCTTGTAAGAACGCTTGTAATCCTAGAGACCCTATTGTAAGAACATATTTCAATAAAGACAATAGTGTAGAGGTTAAAAAAGGCGACAAGGTATTCTTTTCGCCTTATGTAATCAACTCTATAAAAAACGGTCAGTACCACTACCAATCTTACATTAAGATAGGCGAAGATGAATTTATAGTTATTCCTTACAAGGAACTACTTTGCAAGTATCGCGGAGAGGACTTCACACCTTTGAATAGGTGGGGTATAGCAATAAAGCACAAAGGAATAGAAAGCAAACTATGGGGAGTTGACGGTAAAAAGATTGAAGACAGCATAACCGAATACGAAATGGTTTGCGACACCTTTTTTCATAAGAAAGGCGATAGAGTTATATTTGGCCCGAAGGACGCCCTACAATTATTAGAGGGCGAACTTGTAAGAGAGATGGAGAAGGAATACTACTTCTTTAAGGAAGATAAGCCTATTCTTTCAAAAGGCAAAGAGGAAATATCATTTAGAAAAAAATTCAATTTAGAACTAGCATGAAAATAGTACCCACAGGAAACAGAGTTTTCGTAACCCAAGAGGCTGCGAAAGAAGTAACAGACGGAGGTTTGATAATCCCCGAAATGGCTAAAGAAAGGCCGCGAAAGGGCGTTGTAGTAGCGGTTGGAATAGGAACGCGCGATGAGCCGATGACCGTAAAGGTTGGGCAAACAGTATTCTTTTCAAAGGGTGCTGGGCGTGAAATAATTATTGACGACCAAGAATACTTAGAATTACGCGAACCTGATATTTCAGCATACGGTGAATAAGAAAGACTACGCCAAATTAAAGTACCCGATTCACCTCTTAAAAAAGGGTGAGTCGGTCTTTGACTTGTCCGATATAAAACCATTAAGAAAGCAGTTTGAGGAGCAGACGGGTTTAGAGCAAGAAATAGGATTAGACCCTGAGTTTGTAATGAAGTACATTATCTTAATGAACGCTTACGGCTCACCTGCTATTGAAAAGTATCCACACTTGGGCAAACGTAAGACATGGGTATTGTCGGAATTGGACGTTCACCCAAACGCAAATAATAAGTACGAGGACAAGTACAACTACCTAACATTGAATAAGATTCCTGAAATATTGATGAAGATTCAGTTGTTTAGGTCAATACAAAAGCCCGTAGACTTTGCCATAATGCTACACGCAGAGGAGGAGTTGTTTTGGCTTAATCAGCCAATTGACCCTGATAATATAGGCGATACTTTAGACGAAATAAAGAACAAGCGAGCGCTTATAGAGGTAACAAGAAAACAGTACGCGTTGGCAAAGGAGCGTTTTATGGACTATTCTACTTCAGCGGCAGAGGAATTGGCGGTAGATACGTTTATAGCTCAAACAAGACTAGGCATAAGACACGAGGAAACGATAAGAATAATGCCACCGCCCGTAGAGCCGAAACACGCAAAAGCAGATACTTTTTTTAACGAAGTAGGTAACTAATGCAAGTCTTTTATTACAGACCAGACGAAGAGGCGCGTTCTGATTTTTCGGGCGCTAGTAAGGGAGAGTTCCACAAGTGGGGAGTGTACAATGGCGATTCGGTAGGGATTGTTGAGGACTACTTCACGGGCGCGGTTCACCTAGTACACCCGCTTGCAATAAAATTCACCCCAACCCCAAGACAGAGAGAGGATGCTAACAAAAAATGATTACAACAGAGCGGCAGCGATAATAAGGAAGTACGCGGAAAGGGGCTATTCGCCTAATAAGATGTTGACGTTATACCAACCGTTTAAAGCGCGGCCAAGGTGTTTGAACCTTACCAAAGAAGGGAATAATAATTGGACAATACTAGAAGTTGAGATGTGGGAGAAGGCTTATGAGGCGCATGAAAAAGGACTTTTTAAGACTAGTTCAGATACAGAGGTGTTTAATAGAAAGTTAAGCGGCAAGAGCCACTACTTTACGGTGGCGAACAACTTAGAAAAGAAGGGTAGTCTTGTGGCTATGATACAAGAAATTAAGAGGCAAGACTTCGCTAAGAACTGTAGGAAACCTTCGGACTTTGCGCTTATCTTTGATTTTCTATTTGTAGCAATGGAGCAAAACCGTGCAGATAGACATAGCCGATTAGTTAAGATATTTGCAGAAAACCCCGTGTGTGGGAATAAGGGAACGGATGAAGTATGGGTAAATATTCTGTGGGATTTTCGCACACAAGAGGCCATGAGAAGAATATCAATGAGTTTGACGGAAAAGTATTATGCCAAAAATAGAGTATGAATACATAAGAGAGGACACGTTTTTCCTTGCTAACCAAGGAGACCCCGACCTAAGTGGGCGCGATGGAAGTCATGCTATACGGGTGGAATTACCTACCTTAGAATCATTCTTTGGCAAGCCATGGGAAGAAGCAATAAAACTTATTGACGGGTATGGATTAGAACCAAGGAAGCAGAAGTTCGACTATTACAGAGATGAATTAAAGCTGTTCAAACTACCGCCAAAGTTAGAAGGACTTATCGAAACGCTATCGGACAAGATGAGCGCGAAGGCCAAGCAAAGAGTAACGCCATCGGTTGAACAAATCTTTGACGCCATAGAAGAACAACCCTCGGAGTACAAGGACGAAATAGATTGGATAAAACTTCAAAAGAAACGCTCCGTACAAGGCTATTGGTGTTTGATAAAAGGTAAGGTTACTTACATAGACGGAGACCACTACACCTATCTTATAGGCTGCGAGATAGCCAACCCGTTTAGAAACAAGCAGGGTGATACACTACCGTTTTATAGAGATATAGACAGAAGGCACTTTCTATTTTTCAAATGGGCGCAGACTACGACCGAATCAATGTTTTCACATAGGCTAACGGGTAGGGTGCGTGGAGAATTTGTAGAAAAGTATTTCAATAAAGAAAAGTCAGCAAGGATGTACGCCAAGAAAAACATGGTGTTCTACGAAATAGACGAAGGAAGATTTTATATTGACTTAGGTAGAAGGACAGTGAGTGGTGTGGTATGGGCGGCAAGGCGTGGTGGAGGTAAGACTTATGCCATGGGTCATAAAGGAACGAAGATAGCCATGAACACCCCTAACGGGCGTTTTGCAATGCAAGCGCGGTCGCTTAAAACGGGTAAGGATGACGTATATGCGGAGAAGGTAAGGATGCCATTTGAATCAATGCCTTTCTATTTAAAACCTAGTAGCCAAATACAAGCGGACGGAATAAAGTTCTACCCTAAGACATCAAGCGCACTAGCCCATGATATTCAAAGGCACAATGGCCGTGTGTTTGTTCGTTCTTCGGAGATGACAAGTGTAGACGGTAACAGGGTACACGCATACGGAAATGACGAAAGCGGAAAGGACAAAGACGGCAATGTGCTATCGGACTATAATGGAACGGTAAAGAAAATGATTTCGCTTGGAGGTGAGATTATTGGTTTTGCCATGTACTTCTCAACCTTCGGAGAGTTTGAGAAAGGTGGTAAGGCGTTCTTTGAATTATTCAAGGCTTCTATATCACATAAAAGGAATGACCTTGGGAGAACTATGACGGGTTTAGTAGCATACTTCACGCCCGCTTATGATGGTTATGACGACTGTATAGACGAATACGGATACTCCATAATAGACGACCCCGATGAACCATATATTAACCTAACGGGCAAAAGAATGGACATGGGCGCGAAGACTATCTTAACGATAAACCGTGACCAATGGAAAGAAGCGGGAAACATGATAAACCTAAACGAGGAAATCAGAGACAACGCATGGACTATAAGAGAGGCAGCTAGGAAGGTAATGACTTCTGAATCGTGGGACATGGCCGTGCTTGACGCCCGAATAGAATATTTAGAGTTTGACGACAATGCTCCACAACCAAGAATAGTAAATTTGGAGTGGGAAGGCGGCACAAGAACGAAGTACATAGAAAAGGACGGCAAAAGAATAAACACGGGGCAACTATCAAACGTCATAATAAAAGACGTAGCAGAGGGTGAAGAAGGAAGATTTAAACTACACTTAGAACCGCCCGATGAATGGAAGAACAAAAAGCAGTACGACCACTTTTCGGGGAATTGGTCTCCCGACCCAAACTTTAGACATAGGTATGTTTTAGGATGCGACCCTTTCGCCATGGACTTAAAAGACACTACTGGCAAGAAACTATCTATGGGCGGGGGTATAATGCACTTCAAAAGAGATTACAATATAGACCCCGATGATATGAACATTCATTCGTGGACAAGTTGCACAACGGCAATGACCTATTGTATGAGAGCAGATACTACGGACGAATATTGCGATGATATGCTCAAGGCAGCGGTCTTATTTAGTTCAATGGTATCTTCAGAAAGAAACGTTACCCACGTACTAAAGAAGTTTAGAGAGTGGGGCTGTTCGGGTTATTTATTGCATTTAACCAATCCGATAACGGGAGAATTAGACCCCGTGGCGGGCGTAAGAACACAAGGTGAGGCGAAACAGAATTTGTTTGCTAGTGTGAGGGACTATGTAAAAAACCATGCCCATAGAGAAAGAAGTTTAGAATTATTATTGCAAATAAGAAATACAGAAACGATGGATGACCTTACGGACAATGACCTTGTAGCGTCTCAAGGTGTGGCGCTAATGGGTTCAGAATCTAGGCATATTACCGAATTAGATGAATCGGCAGGGAGTATTGATATGTCAAATGAATACTTGTATTGATTACTTTTGCAAAATATTTTATAAAAAATTACCATAAGTTAAGAAAACATTTGCATATTTGCTACCTAAAATGAGTATGATTACCCCGTGGCCGTCCGATGCACCTAGAGTAACAAGGGAGAAAAAGTCTACCCCTGCTTATGGTTTGTCCTTTTCAGAGGCAATGTATCTAAGGTGGAATGGTAATTACACGCTTTGGGGTTCAGAGAGAGTTGGCTTTTTTAGGATAATGGCTTTATTCGCGCAAGGCAAGCAAGACATTTATCCGTATCAAGCTAAATACAGAGGTTTAGACAAGAACGGCACATTAAGAAAGGGTTTTAATAATATTTCATGGGATATACCAAGCGTAGCACCGAAGCACCTTGGCACGATAAAGAAAATCATTTCATCTTCTGATTTCTTTTTAGAGGTAAAATCTAATTCAAAAGAAGCGGTAAATAAGAAGGCATTAAACAAGCAGCGGTTGTGGTATCAAACACAGAACAATGCGCTTAGAAAACAAGTATCATCTATTATCGGGCAAGAAATTCCATTAAAGAGTTTTAATTGGATACCTGAAAATCAGCAGGAACTAGCCATTTATGAAAAGTACGGAGGTTTTAAGTTACCGTTAGAAACGGGGCTTACCAAGATATGTGAAGATATTTTCAAAATATCGGATTGGGAATACATTTGGGATGAGTGTGTGAAAGACCTAACTCAAACGGCTCACGCGGTTGTAATGATTGTAGATAATGCGGACGGTTCAACGGGCATTAAGCACATACCAATAGAGGATTATATAACGAGTTACACAAGAAACCCAAACTTAGACCCGCCATATTGCGGACACTTTGATTGGATGACTATTGAGGAACTTATACCAAAATTAAAAGAATCTTACCCCGACCTTACAACAGCACAGATAGAGAACATTGCTAAGGCTAACCTATCACACAACACGGGCTATAACGAAAGCTCATGGAAGCAAAAAGACCCCGTAACCGATAGGTTTTCTTACTACGACTTTAAGGTAAGAGTATTTTACTTCTTCTTTAAATCGGTAGATACAGAATACTACGAAGGTAGAGAAACTAAGGACGGAACTTATATCTATGACAAGTCGGAAGAGGGGCGCATAAAGAAAGACTACGCGGACGGCAGAAAGCGCAAGACTGATACTTATAAAAACTGCACCCTTTATTCTGGAATACGAGTAGTAGGGCAACCTTATGTATTGGACTACGGCCCTGCAAAGAATGTAATGAAAGCACCTAACGGAGACGTTATGATGCCTTATATCCATGTAACTACGGGCGAATCTTCGATAGTAGAAAGATGGAGAGGGTGGTTAGACGACCATCAAATGGCTATTCTTAAATGGAGAACAGCGCTATTGTTGACTAAAGGAAATAGAACAAAGTACGATATGGGCGTTCTTGCCAATATGGACTTTGGCATGGGCAAAATGACCCAATCGGAAATAGTAAGATATTCAGAAGAGACGGGTAACTTATATGTAGCTACGCGAGGCGATATGCTTAACCGCATAGACGCCAAGAGCGCTATTGAGGACATGGGTTCAAAGGACGCTAGTCCACTGGCTTTAATGCAGAACATCATTGCTTATATAGATGCGCAGATACGTTCTGTGGTAGGTATAACCGATGCTATGGCTGCGATAAGCGAGACCAACCCCGAAAAATTAGTGGGTATAGGCCAACAAGAAATAGCAGCAAGTCAAAACGCTATGTACGTACTTGCTAAAACTATGGTACGTCTAAAGAGCCAATGTGGAATGAAGGGCGCGGCCAAGACAAGAGTTAAATTAGAATTTGACGACCTTACCACATCTTATTATAACGACACTATTGGAGAGCAGTTTGTAGACGCGGTAAAAGCATTTAAAGACCTTACTTTAAATCAGATTGGCCTTGTATTTAGGGCTAAACCAAGCGCGGAACGCAAGGCGATGATTATGGAAATGGTAAGCCGCTCACTAGACGCGGGTAGAAACAACCAAGTAGGTATAACATTGGCCGATGCGCTTATGGTAGAGAATGAGTTGGAACATGGACTTACAGAGATGGCTATATTCTACTTGTCAGTAGCGGAGGCGAGAGTGGCTAAACAGATAGAACAAAATAGAAGTGCGGCTACACAAGAAACGGGTCAGATGCAGGTTCAGTCGGCACAAGCCGCAGCACAAGCGCAAGCAAGACTTGAGCAAGTGTTGAGTGAACTAAGAAAGTCAGAAACGGGTCAAAAGATAGCCGAACAGTTCCAAGCGGATTCAGCCTTAGAGGAAATAAAACACGCGAACATAATGCAGCAAGAAGCCCTAAAAGGCGCACTTGACAACAAGAGAGAACAGAATAGTAACCAAAAACAAGTAGCATGACAACCGAAACAGAAGTAGTTGAAACAACAGAAACAGTAGTTGAAGCAGTAGTTGAAACGTCTTTTCCCGTTGAATTAGAGTTTAAGGCGACAAAGAATAATTGGACACCCGAACAGAGATTGGACGAGGCTACAAAGTATTACGAGGCCAACCCCGATAAAAGAGTTACCCCTACAAAGGTAGAAACGGTAGTAACGGAAACACCCACAGCAACAGAAGTTGTTGAGGCGGTAGAGAAACCAGCAGCAGATGCGCAAGCCCCCGTTGCAACAGAATACCCCGATGATGTAAAGGCCGCACTAGCGGAGGCTAAGGAATACCGTGAAAAGAAAGCGGAAATGGAAGCCGCTTAT